TGCTAGCGTTGGTGAACTGCAGGAATGGACCGTAGTTTTCAAGATCACGGAGTGACGCATGGGCCTTGCTGAAGAAATCCTTGCCGCTGATCAGTCTCAGTCTCTCAAGGTGAACGTGCCTGAGTGGAAGTGTGACGTGTGGATTCGCACGCTACCGCTGGGCGAATTGCAAGCGTGGGAGATTGCCTGCCTTCGAGCAAAGGGCGATGGGATTGACGATTTCCGCACGCGGTACTTGTGCAAGTGCCTCGTTGATGCGGACGGCAAACCGCTCTTCACCAGCGAGCAACTCAAGGGACTAAGCGGCACAGTTGGTGCGAGGCTTTTTAAGATTGCTCAGCGGCACAACGACTTAGACGAGAAGGAGATTGAGGACATCGGAAAAAACTCCTAGCCCGGCCGCTGGATGCCTTTGTGTATCTGCTGGCCGGGACGTTGGGGCGAACTGTTGAGGAGCTTGGCCGCACGATGAGCGTGGCTGAGTTCAAGGGTTGGTTGGCAATGCACAGGTACGTGGCACCGTTGGATCTCGGAGGCTGGCGGCAGACAGGGCGAATCGTGGCGGCGACTCTGGCCCCATACACAAAAGGCAGGCCGCCAAACGAAGAAGACTTCATGCCGATTGAACGGCCGCCAATGACTGGCGCACAGATCGCAGCGGAACTCTCAAAGCTGAAGCGGTGACGTATGGCGACAACTCTGGCATTGGCGATGCGGGCAAGCATGTCCGCGAACGGCGTTGTGTCGGGTGCCAATCAAGCCGCAGCGTCTCTTGCGTCGTTTGGAAAGGTAGCCGCTCAAGCGTCCGCAGACGCAAGCAAGCTTTCAGCAATTGACTTTTCTTCGTTTAACGCAGATGCGTCAGCTGCTGCTTCTTCGGTTAAGGCATTGGCATCCCGTGCCGCAGAGCTTAAAGAAGCTTTTGACAACGGCAGCATTTCCGCCGAACAAATGCAAACGGAGATGCTAAACCTTGCGTCAGCTGCGGCGCGACTCAGCCAAATGCAGCGCGAAGGGTTGTCGGTTACACAAGAGCATGCGTCTGCATCTGAAGTCTTTGCCGAAACACAACGACGACTATCTGCTTTGCTTGACGCTGATGCCATTAGTGAGGAAACGTACGCCAGAGCAATTGCACAAGCCACGGATCGGCTGCACGAATCATCGGGCGCTGCAGCCGAGGCGAGGGCTGCCGAGGCTGCGCTTCAAGCCACGATGCGAGACGGCGCAAACGTCACAAACTCAGTGGCGACCGCTGAAGAAAAGCATGCGGCCGAGCTGAGTCAACTCTCCTCCCTTTTGGACGCCGGTGCGATCAGCGAGGAAACGTACGCTCGGGCCGTGGCCCAAGCGAATGACCAACTGCATGAATCATCTGGCGCTGCAGCCGAGGCCAGGGCCGCAGAGGCGGCGCTAAACGCGACCATGCAAGACGGCGCAAACGTAGCCAAGTCAGTGATGACGGCAGGAGAACGACACGCCAGCACCATGCGCAATTTGGCGAGGTTGCTAAGCGCCGGGGCAATTTCTCAAGAAACATTCAATCGTGCAGTGGACAAGGCGGACGACGAATTAAAAAGGGCGTCTTCTCAAACAAACAGCGCGACTAATCAATTCCGCAAGCTTGGTGATCAGTCCCGCAAAACGTCTAGCGACCTGTCGCTGATCAAGAACATTGCCATCGGGGCCGTGGTTGCCAAGGGCATCGGCATGGCCGCCGATGCGTTTATGTCAGCTGCTCGAGCGGCTGGCAGTTACGCAGCCCATGTCGCCCAAGGCGTGGACGCCATGAACGACTTGGCACAACGCACCGGCATTGGCGTCAAGTCGCTGCAAGCGTTGCAGATGGCCGCGAAGTTATCGGGCATTGATGACGTAACCGGGGCCGTGCAAAAGCTTGGCGTGGAAATAGGCCAAGCAGCAGAAAGTGGAAAGACCGAAGCGTTCACGAAGCTGGGGCTGGACTTTAAGCAGCTGCAGGCAATGGCACCGGAAGAGCAGTTCAAGGCGATCCAGGCAGCCATCTCGGCACTGCCAACACCAGCAGAGCGTGCAGCTGCCGCCGTTTCAATGTTTGGCAAGGCGGGCGTTGAGCTCTTGCCGTTGATGAATCAGAACCTTGCCGAAGTTGAAGAGCGTATGCGGCGACTTGGGGCCATCGTAGGTGACGATCAGGTGGAAGCTATCGTCGGCATGAATGACGCGCTAGACATGGTGAAGGCCACATTTGACGGCATCATCGGAAACGTCGTTGGCAACCTTGCCCCGGTAGTGGAGTCGCTGGCTAACGACTTGCTGGCGTTTGTTGAAGAGTTTAACAATGTTGGCGGCGTAGGCGGCGGCATTGCCGACACGATTTCCAACGCTTTACTAGACGTGGCGGACTACTTCGCGGGCATCTTTGACAACGCTGTTGCGTCTTTTAAAGAATTCAGCGTCACGATGGAAACAGTCGGGGAGGTGTTTAGTTTTGCCGGAAACGTGTTCATCGCCGTAGCCGAGACGCTTCGTGCGGCTTTCAACGCTTTCCAGTTGTGGGGCAACGGTTTTGCGGGATTCCTCGGCCTTGTTGTTGAGAAAATCGGCAAATACGTCAGCAAGGATTTGCAGGACTTCGGCACTACGCTTCGCGCCAACGCCGACGCAGCCATCCTTCAGAACTTTGACGAGATGAAGGCCGCTGCCAGCAACGCCGCTGCGGCGGGTGAGCGTGCAATCTTCGGTGGTAACGCTGCCGAGAACGCACCTGATGGCCCGGCCCGTCGTGCCGTTAACCGTGCCCGCGACCGTATGAACGACCCAGAGGCTCGTGCTGAGCGTGAGCGTGCTAGGGCACAAAAGCAGCAAGACGACAAGGCGGCAAGAGAGGCCGCAGCTGCGGACGCTAAGGCGAAGAAAGACGCTGAAGACGCACGCAAGCGACAGGAAGAGGCAGCCAAGAAGGCTGCAGCCATTGACGAGAAGATTGCCGGGAAAAGGGGCGATGCAATGGCGATCCTTTCTGAGCGTGCCGCCGCCCTCGGCGGCAAGTCCAACGAAGCCTTGAAGGCCAACGACGTTCGCAGCAGCGAGGGTATGGCTCAGTTCCTAGCACTGGCCACTGGCCGTGAAGATCCCGCCATCGCTGAGTACCGCAAGCAGACGCAGAAGCTTGACGAGATCCGTGGTGAGCTTCGGGCGTTGCAGACTGAGAAAGTCACCATTCTCAACGGGGCTGGTGCCTAATGGGAATCCTTTCCTACACCGAGCTCGCCACCGTCGCCGCTTCGCGGAAGTTTGGCGAACCGCCCGTATTCCAGCGCAAGTTCGTCGTTGAGGTGGATGACCCAACGACGCAGCAGACAACCATTGCCAACGCCCCTGGCGTGGTGTTCTTGCAGGCTCACCCAGAAGCGTCCTACTGCAAGGCGATGAACGTGTCGGTGAGCAACTACAACGGCTCACGATGGCACTATGAGGTGACGTGGGATTACGAGCTGCCGAAGCAGGCAAACGTAGACCCCAACCCGCTGGCTCGAGCAGACATATGGAAATGGTCAACGGGCGGCCTCCAAGTGCCGGCGCTCTACTACTACGACACGGGCGACACGCTAAAGGTGCTGCAGAACTCTGCCCAAGACTTCTTTGAGGGGGCCACGACGGATATTTCGACGCTGCAGGCGTCCATCAGCGGCAACCGTCCGACGTTTGATTACGGCTTGGCGACGACGGTGACGAACTCTGTGAACTCGTCTGCCTACCTTGGCGGCGCTGCCTATACGTGGAAGTGCTCGGGCATAGCAGCCAACCCGGCCGTCGATGTGGTGAACGAACTTGAGATCCGCTACTGGCAAGTTGAGGTGACGCTTGAGTATCGCCCTGACGGGTGGCCTTTGCAGCTGCCCAACGTCGGGTGGAACTACCTTGATTCCGTAGAAGGGAAAACTCGGGTGTGGGTAAAAGACAAAAACGCGCCCGGTGAAAAAATCCCAGCCAGCAATCCGCAGCCGCTCACGTCTTCTGGCGATCTGTCCACAGGTGCCCCCACCATCCTTGTTCGGCGCGTCCACAAAGCCGTCGATTTCCGGTCGTATTTCGGCACACCCACACAGCAGTAGGAGCATCCATGCCTGATCTCAACTGGAATATCAACGCCCAGCTGTCCAAGGGCTCGCTCAATCAGGCTCTTGTGGCATCTGGCGTCACTGCTGACTGCAGTGCCAGCGGCATTAACACGTTGACGCTGACGCCGGGGACGAACGCTGTTGGCACGGTGGCAATCACCACGGCCACGATGTCTAGCGTCGGCCTGTTCTTCGCTCGCAACCTGTCCACGGTGTCCACTGCGACCGTTTCTTTCGGGCAGCTATCTGCAGGGGCTCTCGTGCCTTGCGTGTCTTTGAGGGGCGGCGAGGCTGCCGTAGGGCGTCTCGCTACTGGCAACTACGCAGCCCAAAGCAACCTAACCGGCACGCAACTGGTGATCAGCATCGTTGAGGGCTGATCGTGGCAGAGCAGGGAGCAAGCAACGGCGCAGGGCAGGCGGCTGGCAAGTCGTTTGTGACGTTTTCTCGCCCGGCGGCGCAGCGGATTGCGAAGGCGGTTCGCACCGTCGAGGCTGGCGACCGGAATCAGCCGGGACTCACGTTTGACCACCCGCAGTTTGGCAACGGTGCCCTGATCCGCAGTGCCACGTTTACGGGCTCGTGGTCTATCGGTGGCACCAAGAACGTCACCTATAAGTACATGACGGGAACAGCAAACGCCACCAACGACTTAATGAATCTGCCCAGTGCTGGCACTCGGAACTGCGTCATTGGGCGAGAGGGCACCGCCTGGCGGCTGATCAACTGGCAGTGGGACATGAACTACGCCGTGACTGACGTGAATCTGACCACGGCGGCCCTGCAGTTCACGACGAAGCCTTTCGGGGCTGTGTCCACGGCTACGCAGTCGTTCTCTGTCGCCGTCGCTACGTGCGCCACCGCCTGAGATAGCCATGCCGCTGTACGTGCAAAACGGCAAACTGATCCAAAAGGCCGGGGCGTTAGGGACTAGCGCGGGTTGCTGCTGCGGCGGTCGGACGCCCCCTGAATGCTCTTGCAACTGCGCCGAAGGCGGATTCGATTTCTGCGACCCTAATGAAATAATTGATTTTACGGATGAGAACACTTGCCCTGGTCCAGGTGGGTGGCCTCCTCAATACGACGTGCCTTGCTTTGACTTTTTGTTGGGGAATTTTGGCCATGTCAAACTCTATTTTGGCACAACTACGCAGGGGTATCCCTTTAGTCGGCAGTGGCTAAAAGATAAGGCTATTGAGACTTACGATAACGCTACTTGCTCATTTGCCATCCATTGTTGCTACAGACTGCGGTCTGCAACATCTCGCTGCATGAGAGACGGAGCGTGCATATGCGTGAACAGTAGCTTAGTCAGTACATACGATTGGCATGTTTGGTATTTTGACTGCAACGCAAAAGCGTGGCTGGACGTAACGGGCGACATACTCACAACCAATAGGCAAGTTGACTTTGGCGCAAACAATCCTCTTGGCCCTGAAAACGGTTGTTCTGATTGCGAGTGGGAAAACGGAAACCCTCCGCCGTTTCCTGCCGAGCCCGACCCATGCGATTACGACATAACAACTGGGCCATGTAACAACATAACGGGAGGATTCCCGTGATCACCGGGCATCGACTCGGGTTTGAGGCCCGTTGCCAGCAGCGTGGATATACGCTTGACGAGGTTAGGCCGTGCATCGTCTCCGAAGACGGCGACATGATTACGGTTGACGAGACGCACGAAGCGTACCCGCGAAGCGTCAAGATTGAGCAACGCGGCCCAGGCACGCAACTGAAGGCGCTCCTTAAAGATTGGCTCGGCATTGAGGCAAGCCCGACGTGCTCATGTAACGCGATGGCCCGCAAGATGGATGCGCTCGGCCCGGACTGGTGCATGTCCGACGATGGCTTGGCCGAGATCCTTGGAGTGATGCGTGACGAGCACGCGAAGCGGTGGGCGGACGGCAGCACTATCCTGCCGTGGTCTGACATCGCGGCTCGGCAACTGGTGCTTCTAGCGTGTCGCAGGGCTGCCGGTTGACGCCCCCGCTACGGTGGTGTGCGAAAGGGCAGGCCGTGGCAGACGATCACCACGTCAAGATCGACGGGAAGCGGTGGCTTCTCAGGTTCACGCGGCTCAAGGGCGACGCGGCGGGCTGGACGTTCTTCGACAACGCGAAGCGTCCTCGCATCTTGATCGACGAGAAGCTCAAGGGCGGCGAGCGGTTGGAGACGATCCTCCACGAGATTGCCCACGCGGTCCTCGGCCCGACCATCTCCGAGGAGTCGATCACCGAACTGGCGAAGGTACAGCGGCGGGTGTTGACAATGCTCAACTTCAAGGAGGTCAAGGATGGCGAAGGGTAGCCTGCTCGACGCGGTGAGCGACGCCGTGAAGGTTTGCAAGCCTATCAGTTGGTGGGATGCCTTGCCGAAGGACGTGCAGAGCGAACTCCTAGAGATTCGCAAAACGTTCAAGAGCGGCGGATATCAGGTCAAGCCGCTCACGCTGGCACGGATTCTTTCTGACAAGTGCAAGGAGCGTGGCCTGCATACCTGCGCGGAGAAAGGATTCGTGAAGTGGCTGTCAAAAGACTAGACGCTGCGGTGGCCGACGCGGTGGCCGATGCCTCGCGGCTTGCTGCTGACGCAGAACTGGCACGCCTCCGCTCTGAAGTGGCTACGCTCAAGAGCCGCTACAAGGCGGCACTCCAGGCCATCGACGCCGCGAATGAGCGGGCGAACGCTATCGCAGGGCTCTCAGGCATTAAGCCCGCTAAGCAGCATGCACCAAAGAAGGCGCGTCATGTGAAGCACGACGCGACGGCGGTGCTCATGCTCTCGGACGTTCACTGCGAAGAGCGTGTGCTGCCGGAGACAGTGAACGGCGAGAACGACTACTCGCTTGACGTGTGCCAGCTGCGGTTAGGTGAACTCGAGGAGCGGTTCATCGCTTGCCTCCAGCACGAACGCAACCAGGCAAACATTCGTCGCGTGCTCATCTGGCTCGGAGGCGACTTCATCACGGGCCACATTCACCCTGACTGCATGGAAGTTGCGGCACTTTCGCCCATGAACGCAACGCGGTGGATCGCTGAGCGACTGCGGAGATTAATCGACTCAATCGCCGCAAATGCTGCGGAGGTAATCATCGCAACCAACGCCGGCAATCACGGCCGGAGCACCGAGAAAAACCGCATCGCCACCGAGCTTGATCACTCGTGGGAGCAGATGATGTATTTCACGCTGGCCCGCGAGGAGGCCAACGCGAACGTCGAATGGCGGATTGCCGAGGGGCATCTGGGCTACGTGGATCTCGACGGCTTTCTCGTACGCACGACGCACGGCCACAGCATCCGTTTCGCTGGTGGCGTATACGGCTTGGCC